TGGATGGCCTGCAACCTTTTGCCAGTTTAAAGGCTGGCGGATTACACCATCAGGAGACAACTATGGACCCTATTTTAAAAGCGATGCTGGAAATGCTTGGCATTACGGTAGAAGACGGTGCCGAGCCAGATCAGGCTGTTTGCACCGCCGCACTTACTGCATTAATTAACCGAGCCGCTACCAGTGACACTCTTGCCACTGAAGTTGCTGCATTAAAGGCTGCTGCGCCCGCTGCAACAACTACCACCCCGGACCCAACGCGCTATGTGCCGATTGAGGTTGTTACCGATCTGCAAACCCGCCTTGCAACACTGTCAGCAGAAACCCAAACGGGTGAACTGAGCACGCTGATCGCTACCGCCAAAGCCGATGGCCGCCTGCTGCCGTCAATGGAGTCCTGGGCGAATGAGCTGGGCAAAAAAGACATCGCGGCGCTGAAGGCATATCTGGATAAAGCAGCCCCTATTGCGGCGCTTAAATCGACGCAGACCCATAACGCGCCACCGCCACCGCCTGCTGATAATGAGCTGACAGCAGAAGACATGGCGGTACTTAAGGCGTCCGGTCTGAGCAAAGAAGAATTCCTTAAATCTAAGCAGGAGCTGAGCGTATGAGTGCGATTGCAGAACGCGATGGGCGCAAGCGCGCCTACCCGATTGCCGCTGGCGTAGCGGTTACCCCTAATACGCCCTATGTATTGGTTGCCGGTTATCTGAATGTTGTAACGGCCGGTGCCGGTGCGGGTATTTCGGCAGGGGTGTCAACACTGGATGTTGATAACACCAATGGCAGTGCTGGTCAGCAACGTGCCGAAGTGGTTGTTGGCGAACATAAGTTTGGCAACGCCGGCGACATTACGGTGGCCACTGTGGGTTCGGATTGCTATTTCGTCACCGATGCTCAGGTCTCGTCTGACAGTAATACCGGGGCGCGCAATAAAGCCGGCAAGGTGACGCAGGTCGACACCGATGGTGTGTGGGTGCAGGTGGGCGTATAGGCCCGGTCAGTAACAACAGCTGCCTGACTCACTTTTTTAAGTAGCCGGGCCGTTTAAATACATTCCGAATTTAAAAAGGTATTGCTATGGATATTTCACCAAATTCTCTGCGCGCATTATACGTCGCGGTTAATACGGCATTTAATCAGGGGCGTGGTCAGTACACGGCGCTGTGGCCGAAGATTGCAACCCTGGTGCCGTCAACAACATCCACCGAGGACTATGAATGGCTGGGTGAGTTTTCCCGTCTGCGTGAGTGGATTGGTGATCGCCAGGTCAACCGCATGAAGTCGCATGGTTATTCGCTGAAGAATAAAAAATTCGAAGGCACAGAAGGCATTCCGGCAGAGCGTATCGAAGATGATACCTACGGCATCCTGACACCTAAGTTTCAGGATATGGGTTATGCCTCGGCTACTCATCCAGATGAAATGGTGTTTGCGTTATTGGCTGCGGGTTTTGATACCCCGTGCTACGACGGTCAGAACTTTTTTGACACCGATCACCCGGTCGGTGAAGGCGATAACGTGACCTCGGTCAGCAATATGCAAGCCGGTTCTGGCCCTGCATGGTTCCTGCTGGATACGCGCCGCCCGCTGAAGCCGCTGATTTACCAGCGCCGCAAAGATTATCGCCTGCAAGCTAAAACAGATGCCGGCACATCAGACCGTGTATTCATGAGCGATGAATACCTGTACGGGGTTGATGCTCGCGGCAACTGGGGATTTGCCTTCTGGCAGCAGGCGTTTGGCAGTAAGGCCGTGCTGAATGCAGATAACTTTAATGCGGCATATACCAAGGTGTCTTCGTTCAAGTCTGACAAGGGTCGTCCGCTGGGCAATATGCCTAACCTGCTGGTTGTTGGCCCATCAAACCGTGCGGCCGCAAAGGCGGTGATTGAAGCGGAAAATAATGCCGCTGGCGCCAGCAACATTAACTACAAGGCAGTGGAAGTAATGGTTGTGCCCTGGCTGGAGTAATCCGCCAGGCTGACCTTGTAGTTGTTAATTTAATCGCCGGTTAAATCTGGAGAACATTATGGCTGGAAAACAAACTACGGCCGCCGCCAAAAAAGCGGCCGCTGCAAAGCAGGAAGCAACGGTAACGGCTAATGCCGTGCAGGATAAAGAAGTTGTGAATGAATCTGGTCAGCCAGCAACGGCTGCCGCTGCCAGTGACGATTCTGCGCAGGATAAAGAAACCACAAGCGAACCTGGTCAGTCGGCAATGGATGCCGCTGGCGGTGAAGAGTCTGCGCAGGATAAAGAAACCACAAACGAACCTGCCCAGCCGGTAACGGCTGCCGGTGATGAATCTGGACAGGATGAGACCACCGCGCTCAGCCCACTGGAAGGGCCTGTTGACGGCCTGTGGATTAAGTCGGTTTCCCCTCGTGGTCGTCGTCGTGCCGGGCTGCACTTCACACAGGATGCTACTGGTGTTGCGTTGTGCGCCCTGAGTGATGATGACATCGCTGCAATTAAAGCGGACCCGATGCTGGTTGTGGAAGAAATGACCTTTACCGGTGACGACGCTGCTGAAATCCTGCGCGGCGCCGGGGCTGAGTAGTCATGGGATATTGCACCCGTGCAGATATGGTTGATCGCTTTGGCGAGCAGGAAGTTGCCGACCTTGAGGCCGGGCGCAGCAATGCCATGGATGAAGCGATCGATGATGCTGCTGCACTGATCGACAGCTATATAGGGGCTCGTTACAGCCTGCCCCTGTTGGCTGCGCCGGTGCAGCTGTTGTCGATCAGTCGTGACCTGGTGCGTTACTCGCTGGATATGGTGCCGGATGAGACTGTGCGGCAGCGTCGTGACTACGCCATTAAGTATCTGGAATCACTCGCAGCCGGGCGCGCGACTCTGGGCATTCCGCAGGCATCAGAACCTGCGGGATCGGATACGGCCGAAATGATCAGCGCGCCGACCCGCTGGGGTCGTGGTAACAGCAGTGGGTTTATCTGATGAGTTTAATGTCGTCGGTTGAGGCTCGCCTGCAGTTGCGGGTGCCGGATGATTTTAAGCAGGTTGGTTCGGCCTTGTCGCTGGCTCAGGTTGTCACCCGCGCTCCACAGGCTGGCATCAGTGTCTGGCCGGTTATGTTATCGGATCGGCCGGCGGGAGATCAGCGTACTGCTGGCCCGGCACTGCAAAAGTCGGTGATTACGATCGGGGTGATTATTGCAATCCGCAGTGTTAATGATCCGCGCGGTGACAAAGGGCTGATATCGCTTGAAGGTGCCCGAAAAATTGTACAGGAGCAGTTATTTGGCTGGACGCCGGATGATGCTCTGGTGCCTTGTTTGTTGGCGCCGGGCGAGCTGATCAAAATGGATAACGCCACCATCTGGTGGATGGACCGCTATACAACATCGGTGCAATACCGCGCACCGCAGAACTGATTAATCAGGAGATAGATTATGCAAAACAATACACGCCGCCGCCTGGTGTTAATCGGTCTGGAAGATGCGGCCGGTAATCTGGATGGCACGATGATGGCGCTGCCGGTGCAAACGGGTTTCAGTATTGCGCCGGAAGGCGAGACAAAAAGCCGCGATATTGTGCGCCCCAGTATGAGTAATATTGGTTCATCCATCGGTGCCAAAAACTGGAACATTAACTGCCCGCTGGAGCTGGTCGGTGGTGGCCTTACCGGTGGTGCGGTTAATAATCCGCCAATGCATGCTGCGTTGCTGGCCTGCGGTATGGTGCAGGAACCGGGCATTATGCTTAATGTTACCAACTTATCCGGCACACCATCGTTGCTGGATATCGGCGCGATGATTACCAATACAACTGCGGCCGATAATGTTGGCTACTCGGTATATTTTATTGCCGGTCAGGGATCTGATGCGGTGGTGTGGGTGCGTGGTGTTGATCAGATTCCTGCACCGGGCGACGCGCTGACATTAGGTACATTAACGGCAACGGCTGGCACCTATGAACCGTCACTGGTTTATCGCTTTGAATCGGATCGTGACCTGCACCGCACTGCCGTGGTACATGCGCACTATGATGGCCAGCGCCGTATTGCCAGCCGTGTGCAGGGCTCAATGCAGTTTGAGTGGGTCGCCGGAGAATTCTGCACGGTGCAGTTTTCATTTAACGGGCTGTATAACACTCCGGCAAACGTCAGCATTCCTTCGGCGGTTTACGCAGATCGCGAACCGCCTATTGCAGAGTCTGCAGGCCTTATGCTGGGTAACTACCCAACGGCCCAGGGCACCATTGAGCGCCTGACGTTTAATGTGCAAGCCGATGTGCAGCCTGTGCCTGACATTAACAGCCCTAATGGTCGCCGCACGTACCGCATTGCCGGTCGTAATCCGGTGGGCACTATTAACCCTGAGTCGGTTGCCCTTGCAGATTACAACCCATTCCGCAGCTGGGAGATTGGTGCCAAAGCCGGCATTACCGCTACGCTGGGCACTGTAGCCGGCGAGCGTATTTCTATCGCCATTCCTGCGCCACGGGTAACAGCTATTGCCGACCAGGAGCGTGCAGGTTCGGATGCTCAGCAGCTGACGTTTGAAGCAACCGGCACCAACGATGACGAATTTTATATGATCTTCCATTAATTAATGGTCGCCCTTTAATTAATAAATACGCGTTAAATACGCACTACCCGGAGAGTGTTACATGTTTAAGCTGAATACCGAACGCACCTATAAATACCCGGTTACCGTGGTTGTTTATGACGAGCAAGGTGCAGAACAGTCTGGTACGTTTACGGCCACATTTAAAACCCTGCCTCATGATGAAAAGCGTGAGGGCCGGTTGCTGGATCATGTACTGGTAGCCGTTGAGGGTATTGAAGTTGGCGGCGCCGATGGTGAGCCACTGTCTGGTACTGCACTGCTGGATGCTCTGAAAAAAGACCCGGCCGCCAGCACCGCCATGGTCGCCGCTTATAACGAGTCCATTGTAAAAAAGAACCTCAGCAAAACCTGATGGATATCGGCAGGTGTTGGGCAGCAGGCCCGGCACCTGAAATGGATGATGCTGATCTGGATTTATTGGTAGACCCGCAAACCGCTGCGGCTATTCGCAGCCAGGAATCAACCAGGGAAACGGAATTCCTGGTGTTGCCAGAAAACTGGCCAGCACTGCAGTTGTTTTTAAGTTGTGCTACGCAGTGGCGATACTCACCGGCTGGCAGCCTGCTAGGAATTGATTATCAGGCGCTGGCTGTTGTGATGGATATGCAGCAGGTTCCTGGTGCTGACCGGCCTGCACGACTTAGCCAGGTGCAATGGATTGAGCGCGGCGCACTGGAGGCGTTGCGCAAACGCTGATTTTACAACCCGGTTATCCGGGTTTTTTTGTACCCGTCAAAAGGATTGACGCCCGCCTTTGTGCCACCCTGATTGCTTATTCCGGGTGGTTAATATGCAAGAAAATCTCGCGTTAAAAGTCGTTCTTACCGCTGATGGCCGGCCGCTTGCCGGCACCTTAAATGTCAGTAAAAAAGATGTGCAGGAGTTTGCGGCGACAGCGGACAGCTCTGGTGTTCGTGCGTCAGCGGCCCTGGACAAAACCACGCACAGCGCAAAGGGCATGTCGGCGCAGCTTGGGCAGGCATCGGTTGATGTTAAAACTCTGACCACCGCGGTTGTTGGCTACATTGGTGTGGCTCAGCTAATGGGTCAGGCGGCCAATCTCACGACCACGGTTGCCAGTTATCAGGATGTGCGTACCCGCCTGCAAGGTTTAACCAAGGAGTCTGGCGATTACGCCGCCCAGGAACAATATCTGACAGAGCTTGCAGGTGAGCACCACAAAAGCCTGCTCACCCTTGCAGACAGTTATTCCCGCTTGCTGACGCTGCAAAACTCCGGGCTGCTTACCAACGAACAAAGCCGCGATATTTTGGAAGGCCTTTCCAATGCCGCCAGTCAATTGGGGGCCAGCAATACGCAGCTTGAGCAGACAATGTATGGCCTTTCTCAGGGGTTAAGTGCCGGCATTTTGCGAGCAGAAGAGTTTAACCAGGTAGTTGAGCCTCTCCCTGGTTTATTGCAGGAGCTTGATAAGGCGGCAGGCCTGCCTGCAGGAGGATTTCGCCAGCTGGTAAATGCTGGCGAGGTCACCAGCGCTATGTTCCGCGACACTCTGACGAAGGCGCTTGAATCCTATTCTGGTGCAGCTGAGCGCACAGGAAATAATATTAATGCTCAGATGGCAGATGCTCAGAACAACTACCTTGCCCTTGCTCGTGCATTGGAACAACCCATTAATAATTCTTTATCGGCTGCGCTGACCGCCTCTAATGCGGCTATGGGGTTTGCGGCCGACAATGCCGATATCATTATTCCTCTGCTGGGCACTGTGATGGTGGCGGCGTTATCCCGACTTACTGTTGGTGTTACCGCGGCGACCGCTACGACCATTAAAAAGCAACTGGCCGATAAGGCGCTGGCGGCAGAAACGCTACGCCTGGCAAAGGCGCACGAGCTGTCAACCGCAACGGCGTTGCGTAACGCTCAGGCAATGGCGGCCGCCGGGCTGGGCAATGGTAAGGCGGCGGCAGCGGCTGCCGCTCATGAGGCTGCGGTTGTGCGGCTTAATGCTGCGCAAATTACGACAACGGCATCATCGCGGGCTTTATCGGCAACCCTTGGGGTTTTTGGCGGGCCGGTTGGGTTGGCGATAACAGCAGGGATTGTGGGTATTTCTTACGCCTTTGCAGAGGCTGCCGAACAGGCCGAAGAGCTTAAGCGCATCACAGCAAAGGCGACGGCTAATCTAGATGCTTATAACGCAAAGCAGAACACCGAGTCGGCATTAAAAGAACGCATTGCCGCCGAAGAAGCCGCAATTACCAGGCTGCAGCTGGCTGCGGCGGAAGGTGAAAAATCCATTCAGAAGCTCAGCCAGGTGATGGCTGATAATCCGGGTGCATCGGGCATTGGTCAGAGTATTGAGCAGATCTGGACTGCGATAAAAAACACGGATCCGGAAATTGCAAAACATGAGCAAGCCATTGCAGAGCTGACGCAGCGCCTTGAAGCGCTGGGTGGTGAGTATGTGCGAACCGGCGAGCAGAGCAAAAAACAACGTGACGCGGTTACTCGTTTACTCTCTCAGCTGGAGGCAGAGCACGCCCAGCTCTCAATGAACGCAGAGGCACTGCTGCGCTATCAGTTAGCTGGCCAGGGGGCTACGGCTGAGCAGGTGGATTATGCCGTGGCTTTGCTGCGATCCAATGCCGCGTTAAAAGACAATGCGGAGGCTCAAAAGAAAGCTGCTGCCGAGGCAGAAAAGTCTGCGCAGGCTCAGCAGCAGTGGCTCCAGAAAACCATTAATTCGATCGACCCGACCCGCGAACTGGTGGCAGAGATTGAGCGTGTTACTGAAGCCTGGAAATCAGGCGAGTTGGCCGGTCTGAGTGAAGAGCAGATTGATGCTTATATTTCAGCGCTCGGCAAGAAATTGGATGATGCCCTGGAGAAGTCAGCATCCACAGGTGCGCGCGAATTTTCCGATATGACCGACCGGGTTGCAGATGCCTTGCAAAATGCCATCGCCAATGGCGACTGGAAAGATGTCGGCCATACCATTGGTGCCATCATGGCTGGCGAGATCGGTGCGGCCGTGTCTGAGTCGGTGGCTAAATCGACGGCATCGTCGCTGGGCTCTGTTGGTGCCGGGCTGGCTGGTGCGCTGTCGGGTGCAATTGTGGGCGGGGCTCTGGCTTATCTTGCTGCGGCCAAAGAATCTGGTTTTTCTGAAAGCTACCTGAGTAATCAGGCATCCCAGGGCACCGGAACTGTGTTGGCGTCTATTAATGAAAAATCCACATCCATTACGAATGCATCAGAGCTGACGGCAAAAGCCACAACGGAACTGGTTGGTATTAATCGCGACATGCTGCTGGCACTGCGTGATTTGCAAAGCGGTATTTCCGGTGCGGTGGCCCTGATCGCCCGTGGTAGTCGGGGGATTGAGTTTGGCTCTCAGGGTGTTGATGTGTCATCCAGTCCACTGTCTGACTTTGCGCCGCTGTTTGAAAATAATATGTTCGACTGGTTATCGGGCGGGTTGATGGGTGACCTGTTTAATTCTGTCAGTGATTTTCTTGGTGGAAGTTCCAAGGTAACGGATCAGGGGGTGCGCATTATTGGCGGCACCTTGTCAGAGCTGATTGATGACACAATGGTGCAGGCGTATCAGGAGATTAAAAGCAAGAAATACGCATGGTCCAGCACCAAGAAAAAAACGTCATACAGCAATCTGGATGATTCAGTTGGCAATCAGTTTGAATTGGTGTTTGAGTCTATCGCAGATAGCGTTTATGCCGGCGCAACAGCGCTTGGTCTGGCTGGCGCGGATGTCGAAGAAGCGATCAATGGCTTTGTTATCGAAACACAAAAAATCAGTCTGAAAGGATTATCTGCGGAAGAGCAACAGGCAGAAATTGAGGCGGTATTTTCAACGATATTCGATGATCTGGCAGGCGATGTTGTTCCGTTCCTGGAAGACTTCCAGAAAGCTGGCGAGGGGCTTGGGGAGACGCTGGCTCGTCTGGCAACTTATGCTCAGGTTGCTGAGCAGGCATCCAGTCGTTTGGGGTTTGCATTCGATGCCATCGATCCCGAACAAATAGCGGCAGCCAGTACTGCCCTGATTGATGCCGCTGGCGGCCTGGAAGATTTTATTAGTGGCATGAGTGGGTTTATCAGTGCGTTCGCGTCCGATGAATATCAACTGGGGTTGTTGACAGATGACCTGACGCAAAGATTCTCGGCCGTAAATCTTACCCTGCCAGATACCCGCGATGGCATGTGGGAGCTGATGCAGTCTCTTGATGCGACGACGGACGCTGGCCGCGAACAAATTGCCACGCTGCTGGAGCTGAGTGGAGCCGCCGATGCGTATTACGCAGCGCTGGAAAAGCAAGGGATGCTGTTAAGCAACCTTATTGGTCAGCAGTCAGGAGATGCGCTAACGCAATATTTTTCTGAGTTGTCGGATTATGTTTCAGCAGAATCCAGTGTTATCGCCGCGGACTATGCTGAGCGTATTGCGTTGCTGCAAGTGCAGTCCCGGATAGCTAAAGAGCTGCGGGATTACACTGATAAATTACGCCTCTCAGATTTATCCCCATACGATCCATCTGAAAAACTGAGTCAGGCATCTGAGAATTTTGCCGCGCTTTTGGTCAGGGCTCAGGCTGGCGACATGGAAGCTGCTGCGGCGCTGTCGGATGCAGCTCAGTCATACCTGGAGAATGCGGACAGCTATTTCGGCCGTACCGATGCGTATGCATCCATCTTTGACGATGTGGTTAATTCGCTGGATCAGCTTGGCCTGGATCTGGCAGCAACATCAACCGATGACATCATTGAGCAGCTGAATGAACAGATGCTTGCGGAGCAACAGCAGCTGCGCGATTTAATGCAGCAGGAGCTGGATTGGGCTGTTGCCAGCTATGACGCGCTCAGCTCTGTTGAGCAATTACTGCAGGCGCTGCCTGGTAGTCTTGGCGATGTGCTCAGCTCGATGTTGAGCCTCCCTGAAAGCAATGATGCCACCCGCCCTGTCCGGCCGGATGGTAGTCATCGTTCCGGTCTTTTGCGTGTGCCATTTGATGGTTATGTGGCGGAGCTGCATGCCAATGAGCGCGTACTGACTGCTCAGGAGTCTGCAGATTACGCTGCAGGTGGCAACTCGGCACTAATGAATGAAATTCGCGCCTTGCGGGAGGAGCTGAATGCTCTGAGGGCAGAGCGATCCGCAGATGCTGCATCGGCGGCCAGGCAGCGAGACGACCAAAAATCCGGGATTGATTCGGTTGCGCGTGCCAGCCGTTCACCTGTAAGGACGGTGTAGCGTGGCGATTACAAATGCGGAATATGCTGCCTGGCTGCGGGATCCGTCCGCGATCAGAGTGTTGCTGGCTGACCTTCACCATGCCAATGGTGTTGAGTATGTTGCCAGCCTGCCTTACGTCAGCAAGCCGACCGACAGTGCGCCTAACCGGATTTATAACGATCTGCTGATCAGCGCGGTCGATGTAACAAGCCGCATCGATGCCGCGCTCGAGATCGGCGACCTGGAACTGGTCGATGATGGCGGGATATCTGACTGGGTTGGTTATCGGTGGCGTGGATATCCGGTGGTGCTGCGGATGGGCAGCCCTGATTGGTCAATTGATGATTTCCGCGTTATAGCACGACAGATTTCAGCGGGCGTTTCATCGGCACGGCGCGGGCGAATGACATTAAGTATTTATGATGCAACGGCGCGCTTAGATACGCCAATCGTTCGCGATTTATTACCTGATGGTTCGGTAGCCCCTCTGGTCCTTGGTAGTGTTTTTGGTGCCGAAGCAATTCGCATTGACGGTGCCACTCTGACCTACAGAGTGTCGCAATTACCCGTGACCAGTCTGGTGGTTCGTGATGGTAATGGTCCGGTGATGAGCCACACTGCTGATTATGCTAATGGGCAATTCAGCCTTGCGGCATACACAACAAGATCAGTCAGTTGTCAGGTCTCTGAACCTCATAACACTGCGATAGAAATCATTCAGTGGGTCGCCTCTCAGTATGGGTTAACGGTTGTTGCGGGAGCGTCCATCCCTTCCTCTAAGCTTGGTTTGAGGTACTCGGGTGACGTTTCCGGGCGGCAGATACTGGATGACGTATGCCAGGCGATTAGCGGCTA